TTCCAATGTCTTCTGCTTTCATAATAGCGGCACCTATTCCAAGGCCACCTCCAACTGTAATACCAACATACCTATCTAAATTTGCTCCTTTGTTTAATTTGTCTATCTTATCTTTTGCTCTCGATAACGTTTTATTGTTAGTTGTTTTTACATACGTTTTATTTTTAATCGACTTAACTAACTGTCTTGTTTTTTGTGATATTTTTTCTACAGCCGGTATAGCAGTTTTTTTTGCAATTCCTGCTGCACCAAACAATTGAACTAATGCTTGTGTTATTCTACCTGAAGCTGTGTCTAATGCATCTTCTTCAGCCATGCCTTCTATCTTACCAAGTATGGTGTTTTCAAATGCTTTGTTAAATTTTTCTGTTAAACCTTTATCAATTGGAACATCTTTACCTGCAGCTTTTCGTGCAAGATCATAAACTATTGTGCCAAAATTAATAGCACCTTTAGGTATTTTAATTAAACCACTAAGAGAAGCTCCGGCTAATGATTCATTTAATGATGTCTCACTATATTTATCAGACGGAATACCAACTTGTTCCGTGATCCCTTTTCCTTTGTTCTTGGAATCTAATTGTTTTTCAAATTCAAATTTTCTTTGTTCATCATCAATGTCAATTCTAGATCCTTTACCCGGATATAAAAAATTAAGCACTCTAACTTTAGCACCACCATCTTTAATTAATTTTTCTCTGACCTTAGATGTTCTTTTTTTAATATCATTAGAAGATACTCCATCTTGTAATGCTTTCTCTGATAATTTTCTTATCTCAAAATTAATATATCCTTCTTCTCTAAGAATTTTTGCTGCTTTCTGACCAAGGTTTTGAACTTTATCTAATTTTTCTACTTCTTCGTCAGTAGGTTTAACAATCTTTTCGAGTAAGCTTCTATCTTCAGCCATAAAAACTCCTAACTTTCTTCTTGCTCAATAGGTAAAAATTGTTTTCCTTGTTTTCTATAGAATTTTCCGTTTCTGTAATTAAAATAAACCATGCCTTCAACATATATATCAAAATTAGTTGATGTGTCTGTTATATTATCGGGGTATGTTAAAATTCCACTTTCTTTATTAATTTCCATAACTCCTAAAACACCTGTATCAATAAATAATTGATCTGTATCAATATCCTCTTTAGTTACACCTTCTACTTTACCATCAAATATTTTTTGTGCAGCTTCAGCTATAGCCACAGCAGAGTCATAGCCAAGGTCATCATCTTGTTTAATTAAAGTTTCCGCTCTTAAACCAACACCTTCTAATTTAAGTTCACCTGGTTCGTTTTTAACTCCATAAAGTATTGATCCTGTTGCTTCAGCTAAAGCTTCTTGGTATGTAAATTTTGTTCCATCTTCTTTAGTCATTCCTGCAGCAATCATATCACTTGCAATTTTTCTTGCTCTAGAGAGAGTTCCTTCATCTAAATTTTTAACAAGATCTGTAATCATTTTTCTGTCTTCACTTTCTCCTTGTTGTGCATATGCATCTCTAAGTTCACCAGACTTTTGAAATTGTTGAAAAGGTTCTTTAGCCGATGTTGCTACTTGTGAAAATATGTTTCCGCCTGCTGGTCTAGATGCTAAATCTAAACCCATGTTAATTAAAAAATTATTAAAACTTCTATCTGGTCTTTGAGTTCTTGGTGCAAGTTCATTAATTAAATTTCTTTGTTCTTGAATTTTTTCTAAGTCTCCAGCATAGCCACCTGGTTCATCTACTAAACCTCTTTTAGGTTTATCTAAACCAGAAGTAATACCTTCTGCAGATCCGCCTCTTCTAAACATAGGTCTTCTTAATGTTCTATTCATTATTTGTTTCTGTTCCCAGAGATATTTCCATAAATACCACCTAACGTTGCTCCAATACCTAATGCTGAAGCTAGTGGACTAGGGTCTGCTTGTTGTGAAAATTGATATTGACCAGGATAACCACCCATTAATCCAGTTACACCAGATCCGTAGAAACCTAATCTTTCTGTTGGTTCGTAAGCAGCTAGTCTGTTTGCTTCTTGTGTAGCATTTAACTGTGCTTGCGCTTGAGCTTGTTGAACTGAACCTATTTGACCTAAAGAAGAAACATCTTGTAAACCAAATTGTTGTGTTGCTCCACCTAGACCTTGTTGGAATTGTCCTAAACCTAATTGACCAGAAGCTAAACCTGCTTGTTGTTGACCAAGAGCTGCTCTTTGTCCAGCAAATCCTGCTTGTTGTCCTGCTTGTGATGCTTGTGCTTGTCCTAATCCTAATTGTGCTTGTCCTAAACCTAATTGTTGTCCAGCAAAGGCTGCTTGTTGTCCAGCTAATCCAGATTGTGCTTGTCCTAAACCTAATTGATTAGCAAAATCTTGTTGTCTTGCTCCGGCTGCTTGACCATAACCTTGTTGTAATAATCCTGCTTCCATTAAAGCTCTATCTCTTTGCGACTGTGCATCGAATGCACCTAGTTGAACACCAAATCTTCCTGAATCTAAATTACCTACCGTACCTAAACCTGCTTGTTGTGTAACACCTGATCTTTGTGCTGCAACTTGTGTGTCATAATTATCTAATGATGCATCAATAACTTGTTGTTGATATGGTGACATGTAAGAAGCAATTGATCCAGCAGTTCCTGCTGCGCCTGCTCCTGTACCTGTTCCAGCAGTTCCAGCTGCTGTTAAATAATTTTGTACTCCGCCTAATGTAGTTCCAGCAGTTCCTAATCCTGTTCCTGCTGCAGATATAAAAGGAGATACTCCGCCTAATGTAGTTCCTGCTGTGCCTAGAGCTGTACCAGCTCCTGATAATTCTGTGCCAGCTGTGCCTAAAGTTGTACCAGCTGTTCCTAAAGCTGAACCTGCTGCTGTGCCTGCTTGACCTGCTGAAGATAAAAAAGGTGCGTACGATCCAACACCTTGACCAGCTAATGTAGCTGCTTGTGTTTGTAATGCATCTTGTCCTGCAACTTGTGGTGCAAATTTACTTGTATCAAGTGGTTTAGCTGTTGTTCCAACTAACTGTTGTGCGTAATCTTTACCTAAGTCTTCAATAAATTGTGCGGGTAATGCACGTGTTTCTGTTATAGCCATTATGCCATTACTCCTTCTAATCTTTTCATAGTGTTATACATTTTCTCTGCGCCTTTATCTACGCTTCCTCCACCTGCTGCTCTTACGGCATCAGCTGTAAATACAAATTCGTTCTTTGATAATCTAGCAGGAACGTCGTCTGCTTTTTCTTTAGCTCCAAGCGGTACAAAACCACCGCCTCTTAAATCCATTTCATTGCCACCAAGGTTCATAAGTCCACCTTGTGCTTTATTGTTTCGCATTATGTTATTCACTTGATCTCTTATTTGATTTATGTCGTTGTCTAGTGCACCATCTACAAACGTTTTAATAAGATCATTGTCAGCACCTTTTTTAATTAACATTTCAATTTGATCTGTATTAATTTCAGGTCGCACTGGTCCTGCATCTTGATAACCTATTCTTCCACCATTGGCTGCGTAAATACTATCTGGTCCTACAAAACTCATTCCTGTATTGTCTCCTGCTAGTATTCTAGCTCTTCTACCACCTATGCCTTCTTCAAATAATGGATTGTTGTACTGATCTATTCTAGCTAATGTGTTTTCATCCATAGGTCTTTCATCAGCTTTACCTTGTTTGTAAACAAGACCCATTGCAGCTGGAATACCTATTGAGGCTATTGTTTTACTTAAGTCACTACCAAAAAAACTTTTAGCAGGAATTGCTTGTTTTGCTGCTTGCTCTTTTATAAAATCTCGGTTTGCCGTAAATCTTTCCATTGGTGATGCCTCTTTAGGAATAGTTGAATCAAAAAATATAGCTTCATCTTTTGCTTGTTTAGTTAATTCAGCTAATCTTTGTCCTTTTGTTAATCCATCAAGACCTCTTCCACCCGGCATTAACATTTTAAATGCGTCCATTCTTTTACCACCTCCAAGAACACTAGCAAAATTTTTACCACCTTTTGTATAATTACCAAATCGTTTAGCCGCTGCTGGTGCAAAATATAAAGCAGCACCTGCTAAAGCAGCTTTACCTATGTTAGATTTTAAAACTTTTTTAACTGCTCTTTTAGCTTTTCTTGCAGCTTTTTTAAAAAAACTACCTATACCATATGCACGTCTACCATCAGAACCCATCATACCACCAAAGGCAGCCATCTCTCTTTCAGGTTCCATCATTTGTGCTTGCATTATACCTTCTTGCATTTCAGGTTGCATCATTTCTTCTTGCATTTGTCCACCTTGTTGTTCGGACATTGCTTGCATCATTAATTGTTTATATGCATCAAAAGTTGTACCTCGAGGTACATCACCTTTTCTTAATGCGTCTAAAAATAATTGATATAATTCTGCATCAATACCTGGTGCTGATGCCATTTCTTCTTGTTGAGGAACTTGATTGCCTTCTAATCTTAAATCAGGTGCACCTGCTTGTAAATTTTCTTCTTCCATTCCACCCATATTAAATCCTGTTCTGCCACCTTGAGCAAATCTTCTTGCTACTCTATTGTCTCTTGCGGCGTATACATCAAAGTCATAAGGAGTTGGTTCTTCCTCAATAACTTCTTGTTGTTGTATCACACTAGGGGGTTGAATCAAGGGAAAATCGTTGTCTCCGTCTCCACCTGAAGGACCAGTTGGGCCACGAGTTGGTGAAAGTGAAGGAGGTGTTGCTCCAGCATAAAAACTATTACTAAACTGTGCTTTATTAAAATTATCTTGTATTGCATCTTTTTTTGCTTTGTTTTCTTTTGCCATGCCAAACATTTTACTTATTGCTAGCGCAGCTAAACCAAAAGGATTAGATATTCCAAGTAAACCTAAGCCTTGCCCAATAGCCAAATTTTTTGCTGTGCCTTTTGCTACACCAATAGTTTTATCTAAAAAAGATTTGTTATCATCTTCATCATCAATACCAGGCGGCGGTCTATTTGCTGCAGCTCTAACGTCAAACGTAGATGGATTAACATATCCTCTATTTACAAAAGTTTTACCAAAAGGATTTTCTTCAGCTTGTTTTACTGCGTTATTTATTATTTTTTGTTCTTGTTCTTGCCGATCTCTATCTTCTTTAGCTCTAGCTGCAGATGCTCTAGCTGCGGCTGCTCTAGCTGAGGCTGCTCTATCCGATCCTATACCTCCACCTCCACCATTGTCATTAGAAGACATGCTTTGTTGATGAGCTCCTCCAGGATCATCTCTACTATCACTGTATCCACCAGCGTAAAAAGGAATTCTTTTTTTTAATAATTGTTTTGCTTGTTGTGTTCTAGTTATTGCCATAATCTATGTTGTTACTTGTCGTGGTTTAATTTCTAATGCAGACAAAACCACATGCAAACGATTAGCTGTAGCTGCTGTAATTTTAATAATTTCACTTTCCTCTACGACTAGAGGTGCAGTCAATAACTCAACTGTAGCGTTAGCACCGATAGCTTTAGTCTTAAACAAACTAAAAACGGCGGAACTTGTATTCGTTAATGATACAGTAATTGTGTCTGCATTACCAGTGTCTTCTGACACTAAAATTGATTTAATTACAGCTGTTGTGGCTGTAGGTACGGTATATATAGTAGTAACGCTAGTTGTTGTTAGGTCTACCTTTTTGTTTACAAATGAGTTTGCCATTAATTTAAAAAAAAGTTAAACGCTTCAATCTCATCTTTAATATCTTGTTGAAACGTAGTGTTAAGTTTTTGTAATACAGCATCTAAATCTCTATTTAAAGACTGAGCATTTAATTGATTATATTCTTTTGAAGGAAATGTTAATACCTGTGTTATTTTAGCCATTATCTTCTACCATCTGGTTGTATATCTAATCTAAATGTACCAAGTTTCCAAAATTGACTTGTACTTGTGTTAGATACTTTTAATGATATAGCACGAGCTCTTGCACGTGTGTCTATTTTCTTAGTGCTTGTTGTAACTGTAAATGGTCCTAATGCTGAGCTTGCTTCTACATCAGTTGGAAAATCTCTTAGTTGTAATGTAACTGTAGCATCTCCTGTTTGTGCTAAAAAATCTGGTATGACTCTACTAATTTTCATCATGTATTCACCATCACCATCTGTGCTTGCTCCACCTTGTTTAGTGATAGATATATCAAAATCTCCAGATTCTATGTTTGCAGCAATAGCTGATTCAGTTCCTTCTTTAACTTGGTTTAATCCTGTTTCGTGTTCATAGTATATTGAAACACCATCCGTGTTTCCTTCTATATAAGTTGATGAACCTGATGTACCGTTTGTAGATGTATCATATTGTGTAGCGTGTGGTTTACCAAATATAGCTGAGTCCGCCCAAGCAGTTCTATCTAATGTACCTGTGGTCCAGATAGGTCTTTGAGCTGAAGAGTCAAAATAATTATAAGTTACAACTCTGTTTACTGTGTTAGAACCAGAAGATACATAGAACCAATTAATCTCACCAAACAAATTGTTTAGTCCTGCATTAACGTGTTGTTTAGTTACTGTATTTAAATCATCAAAAACAAAATCTTCTACTAAACAAGGTAAAGATTCTAACTGTCCACCATATTTAAAAAAACCATTTTCTGACATCCAATAAACTGTACCATCAACTTCTACTGCAGCGTTCTTACCAATCAATCCACAGTTAGTTCCTACTTGTTCAAAGGCAAATGTAAAAGGTGCACCGACAAAACGCATTAAAAATAATGCTGTGTCAGTCCATACATAGATTGCATTTCTACCTCTAAGTGCTCCCATGATCCGTGATCCGTCGGCCAGTCTTTGTGTACCAGCACTGTTGGTTGCTGTAGGTGTATAATCTGTAATATCTTCTTGAGAAGAAAATCTTATAAACATTTGATCTTGTGAAGATTTAGTTCCAATAGTTGTTTCGGTTCCAAAAAATACTAAGTGTCGATCCGGTGTAGATACTAACATATCACGTGACGCTGTAGGCGCACCAGAAGCTAAAGTTGCTCTTGTAGCTGTTGCATCTGTAGCATCAGAACTCCATGTAAATGTTTCACCACTAAATATTGTTGCAATTAATTTATTACCAAAATTATCTAATGACCATAAACCTGGTGCTGTAACAATATCTCCTGATGGAGCTGCACCCCAACCAGCATAACCTGCTGCTTCTGTAACAACCGCTCCAGATGAATGTATTGCTGCAGTTGTACCATTCGCTCCTCTAGTTAATCCTGATAAAGTGTTACCACTTACTGAACTGTATGTAATAAGTTCTGTTCCAATAATCACGGTTCCTGACGAAGGAAATGACGTAGCACTAGCTAAAGTTAAACTTGTAACTGATGCGTTAATACCTGCAGACAATGAAGATACAAATGTACCAGAAGCTGTTCCGCCCCATTGACCTAATGACCAACCAGTAGCTGCTGTTTCTACAGCAGGTCCTACTCTATAATAAGCTTGTATTCTTATACCACCAGAAGTTGTTGCACCTGAACCACTTTCAACAGAAGGCATAGTAATTGTGCAAGTTGTATCTGTTGGAA